GTCGCTTTTCGAGAAAAAGTTGCTGACCTGCGCCGCCTTGCCCTTGACCCAGCCGGTGGCCGCATCGGTTTTCTGATTGGCCCAGTCACCTGCATCCATCAGCGGCTGGATGTAAGGCCGAATCCTTTCGAACAGGCCCTTGAAGTACGTCACCAGTCGCTCCCACTTCTCGGTGACGATCTGTACCGGATCAAAACCCAGTTGCTCTTTGATCCAGCCCCATGCCGCGGACATGGTGTCCTTGATTCCTTCCCAGGCGACGGCTGCCAAAGCGCGAATGACGTCCCACAGCGCGCTGAAGAATTCCGACAGCGGTTGCCAATTGCGCGCTATGACAGTCATCGGCGCCCAGTTGAAAGCAGCCTTCATGAAGTCCCAGGTGGAAACAGCGGCGGCCTTGATGACGTCCCACAACGCTCCGAGGAATTCGCTGATGGGTTGCCAGTTGGCAACGATCTGCCCAACAGGCGACCACTTGAATAGCTGCTTCATCCAGCCCCACACCGCCATCGCCGGACCCTTGATGGCGTCCCATAGCTGCTCGAAATAGGGAGCCAGAGTGTCCCAATTGGCGACGATGACACCGACTGCTGCGGCAATAGCGACGGCCGCGATGCCGATCGGGGTCGCTGAAAACGCCAGACCCAACAAGCGCGTGGCGACCGTAGCGGCCACAGCGCCCACACGAATCGCGGTAAACGCCACGCCCGCCATCGCAAGTCCCCTGACAAACGCAGGATTGGCTTGAATGAAGTCCGCCATTCGCGTGATCAGAGGCTGCACCGCTTTCACAACCGCATTCAGCGGCGGCAGGAATGCCTGGCCCAACGCAATACCTGCTCGGTTAACGGAATTGCGCATGAGCGTGAGATTGTTTTCGGTGGTGTCCGCACGCGAGGCGTACTCGGCCTGCATCGATCCTGCATATTGCGAGGCATCGCCCGTCTTCTTCAGGTTGCTCTCGAGCAGCCCCAAGTTGGTCAGCAGCGGCGCGATGGCGGCGACGGATTCAGTGCCGAAAAGGTTGGTCAGCAGCGCTGGGCGTTTAACTGCGTCAACCTCGCCAATACGCTTGAGCACCTGGAGCATGGTGCCTTGAGCATCTTTCTGCATCCCTGCTGCCACGGTTTTTGAATTCAATCTGAGCGACTTCATCGCGTTTGACTGAGTCTTCGTCGCGGCGCTGCCCTTGGTAAGCGCCAGCATGAAGTTCTTGATACCGGTGGCAGCGACTTCCTGCTCGACGCCCACGCCCGCCATTGTCGCGCCCATCGCCGCGATCTGCCCCGAGGCCACACCGGCCACCTCACCCAGCGGGCCTACCCGAGTAACGATGTCGGAAATCTGCTTGGTATTGGCCGGCCCTGTGTTGCCCAGGTAGTTGATCTTGTCAGCGAGCCCGACCACCTCGGCTTGGGTCATTTTGAAGGAGGTCCGCCACTTGGCCATCATGTCGCCGCTTTCTTCGGCGGTCTGGTCAAAGGCGATGCCCATTTTTACCGCATCTTGCGCAAACCCCAGAAGTTCGCCCCGGGCAATGCCCGACTGCCCCCCGGCCGCAACGATCTTGGCGATGTCATTGGCGGCCATCGGCAGCCGTTCCGACATCTTGGTGATGTCGTCGCCCATCTCCTTGAATTGGCTAGGCGCGTCAAAGTTGACCACCTTGCGCACGTCGGCCATCGCCGATTCAAACTCAATCGCTGCGCGCGTGCCCATCACAAACGGCGCAGCCAGCGCGCCGCCGGTGATGACCTCTTTGAAGCTGAGATTGCCCAGGCCTGTGTTCTGCAGCCCCTTGCGGAAATTGGCAACGTTCTTGCGAATGCCGGCCAGCGTTGGCGACAGCTTGTCGACACCGGTGATCAGTGCCTTGAGCTGAAATTTATCTGCCATCAGTCCACCTGCAACGCGCGGTTGATCCGCTGCGCCTGAGCCAGCGATTCAAGAAAGATATCCAGCGGCCTGGCCATCATCTGTTCGGGGTCAACCTTCCAGAAATAGGCCAGGTCGTAGACCAGCGAAATCAGGTCTTCGAGGCTGGTGACGCCGGGGTCATGAAAAAACCTGCCACCATCCAGGCAAGCTTGTTGAGGTCCGCCAGATCCAGCTGATTCACCGACGAAGGCGGAATGCCGGCGCACACGGCGATGTACTTGGCCGACACATCCAGATCCAGGCACACCGCCTCATCCGCATCGATCTTGTACGGCAATGCCTTGATCGCCCGGGCTTCCTGCGACGTCGGACGGCGCAGCACCAATTCAGTGATCTGCTCGCTGTGCGCTTGAATCGGGGTGCTCAGCTTGATAGGTGCGTTCGGGTCAACAACCTGCTTTTCTTCACTCACAGCCATACCCCTTTAACGCCGTCAAATTGCAGCTCAATGGTGCCTTCCTCGCCGTTGGAACTCGGCTGATCCACCAGGTAGGCGCCGGAAAGTGTGTAGACCTTGCCGTTCTTGAGCTCGGCAGTGATGGTCATGTTCGTCCCCTCGGTCAAAGCCTTGAGCGGGAAGTTCGCTGTGTGCACTGCGGAGAACTTGAGCCAGGGCGCCTTGTCCTCCTCTTTGAAAAATCCAGGGACCACGGTCTCCCGCGTCTTATCCATGAGCGGTGCTTCCACGCCGCCCTTGAGGGTTAACTGCGTGCCGTCAACCTTGACGTAGCAGGTACCAGCAACTTTCTGCCCCATGAGTGGGCCTCCAAATAAAAAGGCCCGCGCGTGGCGGGCCTTGAGAACGGGACAGCGTTACGCCGCTTCGGCGGTGTACTGCAGGCGGAACTGGTTGAGCAGCGCGAAGATGCGCAAGCCGTTCACGTAGTCCGGCGGGTACAGCACGTTGATGCGCGTCGGGCTCTTGCTGTCGCGCTCCACGATCAAGTACTGGGCGAACAGCGCCGAGTTCTCGACGTGGCCGTCGCGCTCCATGTTGCCGTATTCACTGATCAGCTCACCGCGAATGACGTTGGGTGTGACGATCGGCTGACCATCGCCGAACTGGGTGCCATCGCTGGCCAGCTTGTGGCGACCGTACTTGCTGGTGATGATGCCTTTGAGGCGGCGCACGATGTACGCGCTCTGGTGCATGGTCTCGCTGTCCAGGTAGGAATCATCCGCCTGACCATAAGCGTTTTTCTGGTACGTGGTGATCGCGCGCTGAATGCGCACGTAGCTGCCTTCAAAGAACAAGGTCGCGATACCGTACTGCAGCAGCGAGTTGAACTCGGTCAGCGTGAAGCGCGCCCCCTCAGGCGCGGGATCAATTCCCACCAGCACGCCGGTCTGGGTTGGCCGGCTGGCATCGGCGGAAAGGAACACCGCCTGACGTGCAGCGCCAGCAGCGGCCACGCGCCAGAATGGCTGAGGTACGCCCGCTTCGAAGCCGAAGATGGTCATGTGCTGATCGTTGCGCGGCTGACCGGCTGCTACCAGCGTGCCAAGCGTGCCGCGCAGGGCGCTGTAAACGTGACCATAGAGCTGCTTTGCCCACGACCAGCGGCCACTGGCATCACCCATCGCAATTTTCCACGCGTCCAGGGTGGTGGTGTCGGCCCAGGGTACGCAAATAAACTCGAACGGTGCGTCGCCGAGCGCGGCAAGGGCGGCTGTAGCATCGGGGGAGCCCGCGCCGCCGGACATTGGCGCTACCACAACAGTAAGGCCCGCCGGGGTGAATTCGCCATTGCTCTTGCCCAGACGGTTCAGGCTCAGGCCGATATCGTTGCCTGAGTCACCCAGCCACTTGGACGTCAGCGTCACCACACCTGCCGCCGCAACCGCAGTTACAGGAAGATCGGCAGCAGCGTTGATCTTGGTAGCCAACGAAGCGGCAGCGACGGCGGCTGCAGCGCCAGAGGCCACGGTCGCCTGAACGCGCACACCTGCCACGTACAGGTTGATCAGCCCGGTTTCGGTGGCAGTGTTGGTGATGGTCACCTTGCCTGTCGCCGCAGCACCGGCACTGGCCTTGACCGGCAAACACCAGATCTCGCCCACCAGGTCGTTCTGACGCCACGTGTCGTACATCGCCGCGAGCATCGAGCCCTGGCCGCCGATCGTCTTGGCCTGGGCCAGGCTCGACACCAGCACCAGCTTGCCGATTTCATCAGCGGTGGACAGATCGTTGACCTGGCCCACGATCAGGCGGCGCAGCGCGCTCGACGCGCTATTGGCGTTCGAGTTGTCCATCTCCGCATAGAACAGCGGCACGCGGATATCCGCGGGGATCTGTTGAAATCCTACGCTCATTTGGTCGCGACCTCTTTGGCGGGCGGGTTAGGGATCACGACGTCGCCATCAGCAAGACGGCGGCGCCAGTAAGCGTCATCGGGCACATCCCGACCTTCGGGCAACAGGAGTTCCCCGGTTTCCGGATCGGGCACCGCGCGCCCCTTGGCCGGCACCACAGTAATGCGGTTCATGGCAGTTCCTCTTTGAGTTGAATTTCAATACGCCCATCCGGGCCGGGGTATTTGAGGTTGCGGTCTGCCGGGTCGATGCAGTCCACGTTGATGTCCATGCCGTCCAGTTTGGGCAGACCGTCTAGCTCAAGTTCATGCCACGTCTCGGCAGGATCTGTTTCAGCATTGCGCCCTAACTGGAAGGCAGTAACGAACGAATAGCGGTAGATCACCAGCGCGCGGTCGATCTGCACCAGGTCGCCGCCGTCGTAAGTGATGGGGTCGTACTCGGCGCCGGGCCTCCAACCCACCAACGCACGCCACAGCTCGGCGCGGATGTCGTGCAGCACATCCACGGCCAATTGCCCGCGTTGATCTTTCGCATCCAGGATGACGACCACATCAAAAGCGTCTGTGATGTCTTGTCGGATGCCGTTCTGCAGGTCGTTGTCGGTCGCGTCGTCACCGGTCGCG